CTTACCAGGCATGAAGCATCCAAATATAGTTGCTCCTACTATTGCTAACTGAAAAAAGATTACAAACCTTATAAGGTCTATAACCCTGTCCTTACTGTTGTTGGGGGACTTGTTCACGATAATCTTGTTGAGGAACTACAAGACCCTTCACAGGTCCAGAAGTTTTAGGCCAAGCATTAACCATCTGAAGATATACTTCTTCTCTTACTACCTGACGTATTTGTTCTATACGTGCATCCTCTCTCTTCTGAGGACCACCTTGCATCTTATCAATCTGATGATTACCACCAACAACCCCTGCAGTTCCTACTACTACAACTGCTGTTCCTGTGGATGCAATCTTCTGTATGTCCATTAGATTAATTCTTCTAATTTATATAGACTTATAAGTTCTAAATCTGCTTCTTTCATAGCAGCATCTGCTTCACCATCCTCTTGTCTATCTACAATAGAAACTACACGATCAACCTTATAACCAGCATCCCGCAATCTCTTCACTGCTTTTATTGCTGATCCACCTGTGGTGATTACATCTTCTAAGACAGTAATCTTCGTTCCTTCTGGTGGTAACAATCCTTCTATGTAAGCTTGAGTACCATGTCCCTTTGCTTCCTTCCGAACAATAAGTCCATTAATTAATCTTTGATCTAATGCAGATACTAATGCAACTCCACTGACTAAAGGATCAGCACCAAGAGTAAGACCTGCTACCACATCCGTCTCTACATGCATGAGCATCAAAAGACTGGCAAGTGTAAGTCCTCTTCCACTTAATGTTACTGGTTTACAATTGACATAATGTTCACTAGTTTTACCAGAAGAAAGGGTATACTCGCCCTTCTTATAAGCATCTCTTTTTAAGAGTTCTAATAATTCATCCTTCATTTTCATACTCCTTAGTTGATATAGACCAGTCAGCGTATACACGTCTGCCTGTTTTGCCATGCGAATCTATAAAAGTTTGATCAAGACTCGACCAGTGTCCCAAACGAACGCCTAATCTCACGTAACTCCTCAAAATTTTTCTGTTTAGTGCCGCCATCATATGCCCAAGCATAACCCTCCGTAATCATTTTTTCATTTAAGGAAACAGTATCCTCGCCAACATAGAGCCAACCAAGAAGCCGACCATACTTCCCCATGCCACCCTTAAGTTCAGTTCTAATAGTGAGTTCTTCATCTCCTGCAATTGTATCCTCTAGATTTTTTTTCATCCAATAAGTAGCATCAAGTCCTAATGCTTTCTCTTCTAAGTCCCGTGTCCTCTTCTCTGGAGTATCAACTCCCGCAATCCTTACCCGTTCTTTCTTGTATAAATCGAATCCAAGATCTATGGTGACATCTATCGTATCTCCGTCCACTACCCTGTCTATCTTCACTACTCGGAAGTTGTAACAACTCTTCCTTGATGGTGGAACCATTGCTCCCATCTTCATCCTCCAGTAAATCTTCTAGTGCATTATTTATAGATTCTTGTGCAGGAGTTCTAGTCTGTTCTGCTTCCCAATTCCTCATCTGTTGAATCACCGTGTTCGGATTCAGTGGAGATGTCACTATGTACAACGGGGTTAGGATTCCAATCATCGTATTTGAAGACCCAGTAAATAACATATCCTACTGCTATGAGTAGGATACCAATCATAATATTTATTGACCATACTACATCACTCTGCATACACTTCACCTATTTCCCAACAATCTATACCCTCATCCTTAATAACATTCATGGTAAGTTCCACACGATTAGCAGGAACTACTACACAATATCCTATACCAAGATTAAATACTCTCTTCATTTCTAACTCATCCATGTTACCCTGACGTTGGATCTCTAAGAATATCTCTGGTACACTCCATGCATTCCAATCAACATGTGCTTTTAATCCTTTAGGTAAACAACGTGGTAAGTTCTCTGGGATACCACCACCTGTAATGTGGGCCATCCCATATACTTCTTCTACATGCTCCAACAGTTTCTTTACAACAGGTGCATAGATTGTAGTAGGTGTAAGTAACTCAGGATGACTATAATAACCTAACTTAAGTCTACGTGCCAAGTAATTAACAATACTATACCCATTACTATGAAGTCCACTACTTGCTAATCCAATAATTCTATCACTTGGTTTAATACTTTTTCCATCGATAATTTTCTTCTTCTCTACTATACCTGTACAAAATCCAGCAAGATCAATCTTCATCTGATATTGAGGATGTTCAGCAGTCTCTCCACCCAACAGTTGCATACCTGCTATCTCACATCCTTTAAGAATGCCCACCATAATATCAGCAACATTACCATCCAACTTCTTAGTAGAAATATAATCTAAGAAGTACAATGGACTAGCACCACATGTGATTATATCATTCACACACATAGCAACAAGATCTATACCAATAGTTGTATAGTCACCAGCAGCTTGTGCAATATCAATCTTAGTTCCTACACCATCAGTTCCAGATACTAAGACAGGTTCCTCGTATCCTACGGGAACATTAAACATCCCACCAAATCCACCAACTTTAGGGACTTTTCTTTTGAGTTCTTCTACAAATTTATTACCAGCATCTATATCAACACCAGCAGTTTTGTAATCTAATACAATACCCTCTTCTTTAAAATCAAGAGGATCATCCCAATTTTTATCAGTCACGTTGTCTCCAGTCATCAGATCTTTCATTATGAAACCAGTCTACCACATCTTGTGGATCTCCGAAACCCCTGCGATGATGAGTTGAATCGGGGTCTCCAATGTTCAACTCATTCAGAAAAGAATCAGTAGGATCTGTACTCATTCTTCTGGCAGTGTTTAACATACCTCTAGCAGCCGTATTTGCTTTAGATAATTTTTCTGCCCATATCATATCCTCCAAACTAACTTCAACTCCAGCAGCGATATCTTTACAGATTGCTGCTAATCTCAACCGATATTGAGTAGATAGCATAAGATTAATATATTTCTATTATTTAACGTGTATTACTCCTTTCATTCCAGCACCCTCATGAGGAGCACATTTGAAATCATAATCTCCTGCAGTAGCAAACTTAATTTCTTGTGTCTCACCAGGAGTAAACATCAATGACTCTCTTGATAAACTTGCAAATTTATCAAAGATGATGTTGTGAGGAGGTAATGCGTTATTAACAAAGGTAACTGTATCACCAGCATTAACTGTGAGTTCACTTGGTTCAAAGACTAAGTTACCTTCATAACCCATTTGTATATCAGCAGCATAAGCTTTTGCTGCTAAGGTCATTGATAGAAAGAGTGAAGTGAACATGATAGTTAATCTGCTCATCCACCACATGATTTCATTTTTCATAATTAATGTCCCATTGGAATACCTGCTGCCATAAAGTCAGCAACTTTTTTTACTTCTTCACTCACACAATAGTCAACAAAATGAGGATGCTCCTGTAGATAAGGAACATCCTCTTTAGAGTTTTGTATTGCTTCATATGAATCTACAGCGTACTCGCAGATTTCAAAATGATGTAGTTCTGTGTCGTGATAACCGACTGTGTAATGCTTCTGTTGAGTCAGGGGCATGATTCTTTCAATCCCATACTACCGATATTTATAGCACGGACTAGTAATTTTTGCCTAGTTTGGTGTGGACTCCAACACTCTGTTAGAGTATCAACGCACCGAGAATAAATCCCTTTCCAAAAGCAAGGCAGAGCATTTGATAATCAGTTAAGTTAAACTTCTCCTGAATTTTCTTTGCCCATTTCTTGTCCCACTCTTTGATGTTGTGGGCAATCTCTTTTACTTTGTTCATTTCTTTTTACACTTGTATTTTGCCAAGGCAGCTGCAAGAATTACTACTATTGCTGCTATACCAATTCCTGTTCCCCAACCAATACCTTGAGGTTCAGGTTCAATAAATGGTGCTAATTCAGGTACTTCCTGAATCATTTTTTGTGCTTCCTTGGGTATAGGAAGATCTTTAATAATACTTTCCATCTTTAGAGTGTATAAGGTTTTTCGTCAGTGGTAATCTTAAGAGGTGCTTGTTCAATTCTAATTGTTTGAACAGGTCCAGCAGGTGCTTTTGCGATGATTGCTTCAATATCTTTTGCAGTAACAGGAGGAGGTCCACCATTACCACCATTACCATTCATCTTCATAGTACCATCACCTTTCTTAGATGCAGTCTGAATTCCAAAGCTAGCCAGAACTCCTGTAAAAACTGAAGCAATAAAGGTAGGATCTATTTTCTGTTGTGGTACACCTGGTATGGCCACGTAATTCAAAGTCAAAATTCCTCCCGACCAGGCAAGCACGGCTATTCTAACAGCTGTACTGATGATTGCTGCTTGTTCTTCAGCATCGGGAAGAATAGCAGCCTTTACTTTACCGAAAAGACCTTTCTTCTTCTCTTCAACTTCTTCCGTAACTTCTTCAGTTACTTCTTCCTTAATATCTTCAGGCATAAAAATAAGGCAACTACCTTATTTAGAAAGTAGGAACTCCCAAACCAGCAGAAGGAACACTAGGTGCAGAAGCTTGTGGTGCAGCAGAAGGATTAACAAGGTCTGGAGCACCAATTGGAAGATCTCCACCTAAACCACCACCTAAACCACCTAAAGACCCAGTAACTGCTTCAATAGCTTGTGACTTAATTCCATCAACAATCGAATCTCTGTTGACGTATACATATACACCACTAGCGACAACGGCAGCAGATACAAGACCAGACGCAACAGCAAGGACATTTATAATTTTTTGCATTGTATTACAGCAAGTAAGTTATTTATTATAATAGGCATCATAATATTTGACAACCCCTGCTGAAATCTTATGACCTTTACTTATCCATTCATCAGCACATTCATAAATTTTTTTATTGGAATATTCACCTTTACCAAACTGTTTAAACAGAATCATTAAGACGTGCTGGCGAAGAGTCATTTGCTCTTCTGTATACTTAGTCTCCATCATGCAATTGTTGTTGGTGTTGTTTTTCTAATTTGATGCGTTTTTTTACTTGTTTAGCATAGTAAACATCCTGCTCAGTATACCAGTCAGGATGTTTCTTTGCAAGTTTTAATAATTTTTTTGCTGCCTTTTTGTCCTTCATTAATTACTCTAAGTTGTCTTCTTGATCCGTAAGTATTACACAATCAGATTCGGGAGTAGCCACACAGAGAAGAGTCCATCCCTCATCTAGTTGATCATCATCTAAAAAGGATTGCTCATCATTATTAACTGAACCTTCTAGTACCTTTCCTAAACATGCTGAACAAGCTCCTGCTCTACATGATGATGGAAGATCTAGACCTTCTTCTTCTGCCTGTTCTAAAATAGGTGTATCATCCGCACAATCAAATGTAGTTTCTGTACCATCAGGTGATTGTAGTGTAATTGTATACGATGCCATGTAATTTATGCAACCGTATTATTTAATCATCCATCATGTAGTACATCATAGTCATAAACATAGTTGTTGTCATTACGACACCAACCACAACCATAAAAACCATTTGATATATTTCAATAAAATTAATCATATCAACCCCAAAGATCCTGCGGTTATTCCCACAGTCACAAAAAATCCAAACTCTAAAAGATCTCTAGAGCCTGG